GCTTTATTTTTTCATATATATACTTGACACTTTGGACATTTACCAGAAAAAGATAAAGCGAAGCAATGTGGACACATTATACCGCCTGTAAGTTCACCCATTCGATAAGAAGGTCCAACGAATGGTATGCTTGTTGTTTGGGTAAGGTTACCATCCATTCGGAATTGAGGGCTATCTTGTAACAATTCTTGAGACTCGTTACATGTATCCCTTGCTGTTGTAACTCTTGCTTGTATGCTATTATAAATTCCTCCATAGTCTGTGGTTTGTCGTCGTCCATCGATACTTCGTCTTCGGTCTCCTCCTCCGGTTCCTCTACCTTCTCGTGCTTGCGCTTCTTCAAAGGTCGGGAATTCGTCACCTCTGGCGATGGTTCCTCTTCCTTCTCTTGGGATGATTGTTCCTGATAATCTAAGGATGTTTCCTGTTGAAGTGGTTGTGTTGCTACTTGTGACATTTTCGACCGGCAATAGAATGTCTTGCCTTGTAATTTCTTCAGATTCCACTTGCGATTCACCGTCTTCGTCGTAAAGCTTAGCTAACACTGCAAATCTGTTGATTCTTCGTGTGACTGCTTCCTTTTGTTCTGATGTGAATTTATGGTTGGTAAAGGGATCATATTCATTGTACGTGAATATTCTTGGAAAGCTCTTGGGTATGATAGCGTACCCATATCTGATATCCAATTGGGCTTCGGAGTTCATATCTAATAATGAAATTACCATCCCAGGTGTCCATCGTGGTAAGTCGTGAAAACTCATATCATTAAATACAATTCCATCATGTATTGACGTGTCAAGTTGTCGTAATGAGTCGATGTGACACACTTCTAAAGGTGCCTTGAAGTGTGCTAATGCAAATTGTGTCTTACCACATCCACTCTTTCCCCATATTAATAATGCCTTTGTAAGATCTTGAAACGGATGTATAAAGTTTGCAATTGGAAATGAACATGTTGCTGGTGGTTTTGGATGATGTTTTCCTAATGCATATTCATATTTCTGCAAATTTTTCATATAATCTCCTGCATTGGCCTTTCGAAGTATCTGCAATCCTTCTTGTATAGTCGCTGCTATAAGTGCTTTTTCGAATGCATTCTCCTTTAAATAAGGCCTAATATCTATACCTTCTGCTATAAAATCACCGTCTTTGCAACAGTATCCTATAGATTTCGATTTCGATCTCATTGCTTGATAATCACCATGCTTTTCGAATATCCAGTCGAATTCTCTTGGATTCGTTGTGTCCATTTTTTTTAACAATCGACAAGCAATATGAAAATGTGGTGTACCATCTTTATGTAGTTCTCTTCCTACAATAATCCATTCGCATGGGTATGTCGCATCAAAGTAGGATATGATATCTTCTTTCTTTAAATCATTTGGTGGTTTTGGAAACGTTAAAAACAATTGTTGTGCATTTAATCGATATCCACCCCTTGATGCAGGTCTTCGCGGCATGGTAGGTACCGCTGCTCGCTCAGTTTTCGGCGGAACCGGAACTTTTGGGCCCGCTTGTTTAGCTGGGCATGTGTTCCGCTCCGCTGGGCGTTCTAGTAACACTAAAGAACGCCCAGGTACGCGATTGGCTCCATTCGTAAATTACTTCATTTCGCAGTTTCGTAAGTTAACTCCATATTATGTAATTAAGTCGTTTCCGTTTTTTTCCGTTGCATCGTAATGTATGTATCCTAATAAAGCGCTCTGTCCTCCGGAGGCACTCCGTGGGCTCCTGCGGAGGGCCGGCCCGGAGCACCCCCCACGGCGGCGGCGCCCGGCCCGGCGGCGGCCCCCGGCACGGCGGCGGCCCCCCGGCACTGGCTGTGTCTGGACGACGTCGGGTGGGAGATACGCCGCGTGAGGAAGCACGCGGCTGGCGACTTTTAAGCTCCACTACATGTGTAATGATGTATAACACTGCGTGCGAAAAGGACCCAATGCAGCCGGCATTGGGTGCCCCTTTTCTTGCTTTGAAACAATATGATTTTGATGTTTATTATTTATTACTATTTGAATTTAAACATTTGAATTTAAACGGATTTATTAATCCACAAATAATGATGACAATGTTGGTAGCGGTAACCCTAGAGTTTCTCCTACATAGAATTCGTATTCCATTTCCAAGGCATCTTGTTGTATTTCATCCCATTCTTCCGAGTTCAAACTATCTGTCTCCGAGGCATCATCCCCTTCTGAATCAGTATCTTGAAAGAGTGGTCTCCTTGCAAAAAGTGGTTGATAATCCACTATCATTGTCGCATTGGATGTTCCGAATTGTATATTTGAAGATTGACTAGCATCTCCTTGTCCTGAATGTCCCCTAGCTGCTGCATAAGCTGCCTCATTGACCTTTCCAATTCCCGGCGACGGCGTCTTAAATGACGTGCTCTCAGATGTAACTTTCTGATTGGATTCGTATTCCTGATACGATCCGTCTTCGAGAGGGGGTAAAGTTGGCAAGTTTGCATTAGCCATAAGATTTGTTTTTACTTAAATAAATCTATACAATGGCTGTCCTCTTATACCTTACTTCTTTTTTTACTATTATGGGTTGAAAATTATTTTTATTTTATTTTAGGAGTTAGCCTTTGCCTTCCTTATTCCTTGTAGGACACTCTCGTGTAGTAGCTTATGGTTGGCGCAAGCGAAATCGAATTAGCTCCACAGACAATATGCAATGAATTGTCTATGATATCCGCTACCGTTCCACCGTTGGTTGCATTGAAGTTCACTTGAATCGGTTGCTTGAAGCTATAACCACATTTAAATGGTACTATCAAGCCTTGAGATACTACGTTGGCTGCTGCAATTTCACCAGCCATATTGGGATTTTGTACTACCTTTACCATATCCTTTAGTACTTTAAATCTTCCAAAATTGTTTGGATTTTGGAAGCTGTTTACGGTTGCCGCTGCAGTACTTGCATCATTAAGTAGCTGCGCTCCGGTCATTTGAGAGGCATTCGTTTGCATATCCAATACTAATAATAATCTAAGGGTTGTAGCGGTATCAGCAGCGTTTTGTGCTGCTTGTAATGGTACGTTAAAGAATCCTCTTACTTTAACTTTCAGCATCTTCACTTTTCTACCAATCCTTTGATTTAGCGCTGCTCCCACTGTTGGTGCAAATAAACATAATGGTGTTGCTACTGCTGCTGATCCTAAATTGATCGTTGTTGATGGATCTACAGCTGTACCCGCAACCCATGTAGTTGTAACTACACTAATAGCTTGGTTCGGCAATTCACAATCGAAATACTTCATTTCGCCAGTAACTGCTGCTCCTCTTGTTCTTTGTACAGAACCGTAACCTGCTCTCTGTACTGGCTGCATAGCTAATGCTGTCAATGTTGCTGCCGGCGCTGAACGATAGTATTGCTTCAATCTTCTATTCCGTCTTACCGGACCCTCTAATGATATGAGTTTTCTCTTCGGCATGTTGTTCTTGAAATAATGAAATTTGCTTTATTTTTTCATATATATACTTGACACTTTGGACATTTACCAGAAAAAGATAAAGCGAAGCAATGTGGACACATTATACCGCCTGTAAGTTCACCCATTCGATAAGAAGGTCCAACGA